CCTGTTCGACCTTTTTCTTAGTCTTTTTCTCAAACTCCGCCACTGCTTCCGATTCGAGACGGCTTCCTCGGGCCATAGGGTCTTCTTTTTCGTCAAGATTTTGTACCGTCAATCTTTCGGCAAGCAATTCGTAATATGCCGTTTCCTTTGCTTTCGGAGTGCCTACGATTCGTTTAAGCATAGTGCCGGTAATCTTTCCTCGGCGCAGTTCAAACCATTCTGGCGTGCGCTGTTCAATGTTTGTATAAAGTTTCATTATAGTTTTCTTTTTAATTCGTCTTTTACCGCCAATACTTCATCGTCATCGCGCTGTTTCTGCGTCAATCCTTTCCATGCAGTATGAAGCCCGTCGAGAGTTTTCTGCGCTCGGAGCTTTTTAATCGCCGATTCAACCGCGCCATTTGGCTCACCAGACGCTGATTCCTGTGTATTGGTATCCGCATCTCCTGTAAGGATTCCAAACGCGTTACAGAAGGCATAGCGCTTGGCAAACGTGATTGCGGCGGCTGTTACTTGGCTATCCGACATGATTCCAGTCTTTCCGCCTAAAGGGATTTCCATGTCGCTCGATTCAGAATGTCCATTTACATGCTTCGCTGTACAAATTGCCGTAACTTTCTTGTCTCCCGTTTTCGTTTGAATTGAATAGCTAAAGCCGTGATCGTGAAGAAGTCCCTTAACCTGCTCGACGATTGATTCAAGCGGAGCATACATGTAGCCTACCTGTCCGCTATTCGTCTTGCCACCGGCTTTCTTCTTTTTGATGACGGGACATTCTTTTTGAAAATCGGCCATTGCCTTATCAAATGCTTCCTTTGCAAATTCTGCTTTCAATTCCCGGCGCATTGCGAGGAGCTTCTCCATTGTCTCCACTGACGCACCTTGCTTCACGGCTTGCGATAGCAAATTCTCTACTGATGTTTGGCTTTCTGAAATGACTGGCACGATTTCTTTTTTTACTTTTGTTATTTCTGACATATTTAATTTGTTATTGTTAATGGGTGATTTGCTACAAACTGATTATGGAACGCTATCAAAGCTTCGTTCGCCATGATTTCGTGATTCGCATGAATGGCCTCCGTGTTATAGAAAGCGTTGTACACGAGACAAGCTATCGGCAAACAGATTGCGAACGTAACTGCGGCGATCAAAAGTTTCCGGCCCCAGACTTCGTAACGATTGTGTGAACGTAATTCGTAGTAAATTGATGAGTGCATTTTGTTATTGTTAATTAAGCTCGTCTAATTTTTCTTCTAAAGTTGTCGTGTCCTCCTGAATTTCGTCTTGCTCGTCGATGTCTAATTCTTCACCTCTTTGTCTTGAATATAAATCTACAGTTATTTTTTCCATAATTTTATTTTTTGATAATTCGACCGGTGAACATCTCGACAGGCGGGACATTCAATGTTTAGAATATCCTAGCTTCAGACCTAACGTGCGAGCGAGTAGTGAGAGGGATTAGAACTCAAAACTTTCTTGGTCGTCGGTCGTCATCACATCGCCTGTTGAAATGTCCACCCTGCGTCTATTATAGCAAGCTGTCGGCATGTGTCAATGCCGAGCGTTGTGGATAACTCTACGGCCTAAAATATAGATAAAAAGGAAATGACGGCCAAAGTCGTCATTTTTGTTTGAGGATAATATATCCGCCCGAATGGGTCTTGAGCATGATTGTCAAATCTTTTACATGAAACTCTGCCATGATTGGTGGACAGTCTTCTGTAATCAATTCGGTCAATCGTTGCTGATGCTCCGTGTTTATAAGCGCCGTCAAGCGAATGTTGTTTGCGTCGGTATGGACTATGAGGAAATTCTTTTCTGTCATAATCCACCACCCCCTTCCGCACCCTCAACGGCGTCCCACGGGAGTTGTTGTTGTTCGTAATCCGGGGCTTCGCGCGGCGGATTGTTTTCAAATATCGGACACGTTGTTAAATCGTTGTCCGTGAGCTTGCACCTATCTTTCAGAATACACATATCGCATATCATAAAAATCCTTTCCGAAATAAGTATATCAAGTCAGTAGAAAAAGTTATGCACCATAAAGCAAAAAATCCACAAGGGATTTTTTGCGAGATTAGAAACTTTTACAAAAAAGATTGCTGTTTGCCCTTTTTGGTTGTGTAAAGAACTGCTGAATAAAGTATAACACAAAAGCGGCCGTCGCCGCTATGTGTCAAGTCTATCCTATAGGCTAGTTGAACGACCGTAGCTATTTTACAGCTCCGGCCGTGATCTGGCTGTTATGAACTGCGAGGCCGAACGCACTCAAGAGAGTGATGATTGTCGTTGCAAGACCGACGTTAAGATAACCCGTCGCTTCCGCACCGGCGATAATGAAAGTTGCGATAATTCCCCACGTTACTTTACTTGTCCAAAACGATAGTGTCATATTTTTATATAATTAAAATAATAATGCTCTTGTATATGGTACTTCCAAAAAGGCTAGTGTGCAAGAGCCTCAATGCACAGATCAATCCGAGGGTTTTCCTTGTCATAATTTTTGGTAACAGTCGCTTTTTGAATTTGGCTATCGTCCTCGAATACCAATCCCGTCATTGCATCCATGCTCAATTTGTTGAAGTTGTCCCAGTCGGCTCGGCGTTTCGTTCCTAGATACAGGTCAATCGTTATTTGCAAATCTCCTGTTAAAACTTTTCCCTTATACTGTTGTTTTATTTGCTGGCCGTAATCTTCCTTCAAATCTTTCCCAGCCTGAATGAGATACGTTGTCGGAAAATTACCGCGACACATAGTTTTATAAAGTGTACCGGTACTTCTCGGATTTCCTTTAAGTGTAATTTTTATAGGTTGCATTTTACTTTAGTATGACACGTTGTCCACCACGCTGACCAGCCTTGTTCTTGGTATATCTCATACGCCTGTTTTATATTTTGCGGCGCATCGTAATAAATCGGACGTGTACATGATTCCTGAAATAGGCCAAAACTTCCAACACAAAATCCGGCAGGGTAGTCCCTCGGATATATTCTGCTTTTATGTTTGTCATTTAAGTTTACTGCGTCCGGGTTACAACCGCTTTCAGCCCACATGACATTGATCGCCGTCTGCACGTTCCAGTCGTATTTTTCTATAAGGGGTACATAGGAAACACACGCAGGAGGCACGACAAAATCAGTATGTACAGAATTACTAGCGAAAGTGCGATTGATATTGACGGAGGCATAAATTATAAGTAAAACCAAAAGGAAACTGTAATATTTTTTCATGGTGGTACGTCTTTAAGTATAGCAACACTGTCCCCCGACTTATCCACTGTTTGAAACTTCCAATTTTTGTACATTTTGGTATTATTTATTTTGTAGGTCTTTATCAGCTTTGCGTCTTCTGTTAGCCGCCTCGTAGATACTCGCAAGGCGTCGAAAGGGTGGTGAACAGAGGAAGCCTAAAAATAAAAAATGGCACAACGTAGAATGTTCTCGGACAAGATAGTAGACACTGATGCTTTTCTTGATATGCCGATCAGCTCACAGCTCCTATATTTTCATCTCGCTATGCGAGCTGACGATGACGGATTTGTAGCTAATCCAAAGAAAATAATGAGGATAATTAGTGCGAATGACGACGATTATAAGATTTTGTGTGGAAAAAAATTCATCATTCAATTTGAGAGTGGTATTTGCGTTATAAAACACTGGCTTATCCACAATCTGATTCGGTATGACCGGTATGTCCCAACACAGTATGTAAAAGAGAAGTCAATGTTGATAGTAGACAAGGAAACACGAAAATATAGCCTAGATAAAGGCTTGTCCCCAGATGTCATACCAAATGACAACCAAATGGCACCACAGTATAGGTTAGGTAAGGATAGGTTAGGTAAGGATAGTAATACTGGCGATAAATCGCAAAAGGAAAAATTCACTCAAAAAGGAGCCGAAATAATAAAAGCCTTTGAAGCAGTCGATCCGAAGAATAAGACTTATTACAAAAATACAACACAGCGTGCGGCGTGTGATTTCCTTATCGAGGAATATACTCTAGAAAAAACGCTAGACCTAATTTCCCATATACCGGAAATAAACAAACAGAAATTATATATCGGTCAAATCACAACCCCACACGAGCTGAAATTAAACTGGGTAAAACTAGAAAATGCTTATTATCAATCACAAAACGAATCTTTGGCAAAAAGACCAAAAGTAATTTATTAAAATATATGCAAACACTATTTTTTCGGGTAAAAATCGGTTATCGCCCAGACGAGTTTATTCCCATCACCGG